GAGAGTAAGATAACGCCTAATTCTGCTGCCAAGTTTATCAAGAAAATTAAGAAGATGGGTCATTACTCTGTTCTTGAACATGCTTCAGCGAGCTTTGGATTTGTATGTGATAGGGGTGTGACTCACGAAATGGTTAGACATCGTCTAGCGGCATATAGTCAAGAGAGCACGCGCTATTGCAATTATGGCAAGAATAAGTTTGACGGCCAAGTTAGATTTATTGAGCCTCCGCTACAATCTGAAGATGGGGCAATAGTTTGGAAAACCGCATGTGAGCAGGCAGAAGCCGCTTATTTGATGTTGCTTCAAATTGGCGAGTTGCCACAAGTTGCTAGGTCAGTTTTGCCGAACTGCCTTAAAGCCGAAATAGTAATGACGTGTAACTTTCGAGAATGGTTGCATGTTTTTTCTCTTCGCACAGACGAGAATCCTAGAGCCCACCCGCAAATTCAAGAGATAATGAATCCGGCGCAAGATATATTGGCGGCTCATTGTCCAGTAGTGTTTTGTAGCAATATTCACAAAGATATAATTTAGCACAATCGGGACCTAGAAGGATAGATTAGGAGAAACATGACTTTAGAAGAAGCTATTAGATGGGCGAAGAATCATTGTGCAATAATTGATTTTTTCCCAACAGAGCGTACTATTACTTGTAGTAAGATTACAGTAAGAATGAAATCTTATGTGAGTTGGACTCCGGATTCTTTTATCTCTGCTATAGAAGAGATAAAACGTAGAACGGAATATAACGAACAGGTGGATATATAATGGATATGTCAGCGGCAAGTGCCTCAAGAATTAAGACAAATAAGCAATGTGAGATGAAGTATTTTCTTGAGTACCATCTTAAAATTCCAGAAACAAAAAAGGGTAATATTTACACACATAAGGGCTCGGCGGTTCATGATGCGCTTGAGCAGTGGGTAAATGCAGTCATTGGAGAAGAAGAGAATGCCGAAATTGATTACGTAAAAACGCTACGTGATTATTACGTAAAGCATCGTCTTTGGCTCCAGGATATTCGTAAGCCTGATAAAGGAGGAGACCCTTATCCACAAACTAAGAACTGTTCGCTTTGTTCGCATATGTCAAAAGCTGGTGCATGTTCTATTCTATCTGTTCCGGCACTACTTGTTGATGGCTGCCCACGCATAAATTATGAGCAAGACCTTGGCCTAATTAGAGGTGCAATAAAGTCGCAAGATTATCCAGTCTTGGCGCTTAATGAAGATGGTGAGCTTAAGAAGAAGGTAATTGGCGTAGAGCTTAAGTTCGATGGAGAAGTAGATGGGGTGCCGCTACGGGCTTTTCTTGACCTAGTAGTTGAGGAGGACTCCGATACAATTGAAATCATTGATTATAAAACCGGAAACTCTATGAGTTATGCAGCAGCATGCAAGGACCCACAAGTTCTACTGTATGGAAAGATTATTTCTCAGATGTTTCCTCAGTATAAGTACGTTCTAGTTACGCTATGGTTTTTGAAGAAAAATCCAGTTACAGTTCCGATTACAGCCGAGATGAACGAACTAACAGTTAAAAGTCTCAAGAAGCACTGGAATCAAATCACAGAAAACGTAAGTCCTTACAGGGGCTATAGTTGGCTTTGTAAGTATTGCGTGGGGTACGACGTGTGTGGAATGATTCGAAATAAATTCGTCGTTGACGGACAATTCCGTCTGCCTACTATCTCATGTAGGATGGCAGACTCAGAGACTCAATGCTGGGGAAGCCTGCGTGTGGAAAATCCAGACGAAGTCACGATGGCGGATGTTGATAAAATGACCTACGCTTGCAGGGGGCACAGTGGAAAAAGTGGTAAATACGTATCCGAGATACCTCTTCAGGCTGACTAATGAATGGCAGAACGTCTGGGTGTATGCAAATGCAGCCAGGCGAATACTTAATGGATATAAGTTAATTGGTGTAACTTATGGTAATTGTTTAGAACCTCCAGCGTGGCACACAGAGCCACTATATTTAGATGACTCAGAAATAGAAGTGAGATTTAAGGTGTTGAAAAATGAAAAAGGTTGAAATGGTTCATTTGCATGTTCATAGTACTTATAGTGAACTTGATGCAATAGCCAAAATTCCTCAGTTAGTAAAGCGAGCAATTGAATTTGGTCATAAGGCAATCACTTTAACAGACCATGGTACCATAGCCGGTGTTCCTGAATTTTATGCGGAATGCAAAAGGCAAGGTATTAAGTCAATACTTGGTTCAGAGTTTTATATGGTTGCTGATGCAGAGAAATCTCGTGCCGAGAAGAAAAGGCTTGCGCACCACCTAGTCCTACTGGCGATGAATGATGAGGGCTGGACTAATATTAAGAAGCTAACAACAAAGGCGAATGAGAAGTTTTACTACGTTCCTCGTATTGACTATAAGGACCTAGTTGCGCATTCAGATGGAATTATCTGTATGACTGCGTGCCTCAAGGGGATTGTTCCTTATTATCTTATGGAAAAAGACTTCGATGAGGCAACGAAGAACCTTATTGTATTGCATGGAATCTTTGGTAATAGACTCTATCTAGAAATTCAAGATGGAGGGCTGGATGTTCAGGTTGATATAAACCAGGCTTTGCGCAGAATGGCAGCAAATATGCAACTAAAGTGTGTTGCTACTGTAGACTCCCATTACATCGACAAAGATGATGTAGAGGCCCATGAGGGACTTTGGGCAATTAGGACTGGTCACACATTTGATGTTCCTATTGGATATGGCAAGGGACGGGGCTTTCGTCCATATTATTCTACTAGAGAATACTGGTTGAAGGATGCATGTCACATTCTTGGCGAACCATTAACTACTGAGAATGACGAACAAAGAATGTCTACGGTTCTACAAGGTGAGCTGGAAGCAACTCTTGAGGTTGTCGACAGAATTGGAGATGTGAAGTTTGAGAAAAAAATACATTTGCCAAAATATGGATTCATTCCAGACATTAGGTCCAATTCATTTCAGTATCTAGAGAAACTAGTAGAGGATGGATATGAAACTCTATTCGGACATAGACTTGAAGATGCGGAGGAAATATACAAGGCTCGCATCGCCAAGGAAATGGCGGATATCAAAGATGCGAACCTCGCAGATTATTTTCTCATTGTTTGGGATATTGTTAGTTGGGCTCGCAGCGAGGGGATTCCGGTGGGACCAGGTAGAGGCTGTCTTAGCGATAGTTCTTATGTATGGACTTTAGAAGGGTATAAAAGAATAAAAGATATTCTGGTTAATTATGACAAAGTAGTAAATGCAAATGGGAAATTAGTTAAAGTTGTTGGCAAATCAGAATTTGATGTAAATGAGGATATACTAGAAATCAAATCATATTATGATTTTTGGTCATCTTCAGAATTTACAAAGGACCATAAGATATTAATTAAACGTGGAGAAAAAAAGAATAAGCAACAACAGACTTTATTTCCTTCGAATAAAGATAATAAGTGGAGCAGGGCAGACGAAGTAAAAATTGGAGATTATGTTTGTATTCCTAAAATGAATTATTTTGAACGAGGTACGGTTTCATATTGGAAAAATCATCCTGATGAGTTATGTGATGTTGATGGAAATATTATTATTGAGAAGACACGAATTAATAAGTTTTACTACGGGTCTATAAGACATATGTCAGAAATGACTGGCTTAACTAGAGGTTGTTTAAAAAACATTGTTGATAATGGAACTAAAAAATGTAGGCCAGATACTATTAGAAAACTAGAGGCTTATATTGTTGAAAAACTTGGAATGCGAACTATTGCAAATTGGCGTAGGTATGTGAAATACAATAAGTATAAATATTCAAATATTCCTAAGCAGATATCTATAGATAGAGATTTTGCCAAATTTATTGGATTATGGATTGGAGATGGCTGTTATAAGTTCGAAACTGGTGTTTCAATATTTTTGGGACCAAATGATACAGATGCTCTTAATTTCTTAAGAAAATATCTCGTTAGTCTTGGTATAAGATTTCGAGAATATTCTCCTAAGAATAAGCAGTCTTTAATAGTTTTTGATATTCAAAGCAGAATTATTTACAGAATGTTTTATACTCTATTTGGAAAAGTGCATAGTTCTACCAAGTTTATCCCAGATTCATTTACATATTCTAGAGAATTAGCGGAAGGGATTTTGGTCGGTCTTATTTGGTCCGATGGTTCACTATCTGGCGGGAGAGTTAGTTTTGATACTACTAGTAACAAATTAGCCTTTGATATAAGAACATTGGCCTATTATTTAGATACTCCTAGCTCAGTAAATAAAAGAGTTTACAAAAATTCGACTAATAAAGACTCTTATAAATTAAGGTTTGCTAGAAGTGAAACAATTTGTAGACTTTTTGGAATTAATGCTAAAAAACAGAATTATTTCTTTGAAGATGACAAATATATGTATTGTGCAGTTCGAGAAATCAATAAAAAAGAATTCTCTGGCAAGGTATATGATTTAGAAGTGGAAGGAAATAGTCCATCGTTTTTATCTGGAGGATATATTGTTCATAATTCTGCTGCTGGTTCTTTGGTGTCTTATTGTTTAACCATAACGGAGATTGAACCTATTAAATTCGGCTTAATCTGGGAGAGGTTCTACAATGCTGGCCGCAAGGGCTCTCTTGCTGATATTGACATAGACTTTTCAAAGAGGAAACGTGGCAGGGTAATCAAATACATCCGTGAGCGATTTGGTAGCGATAGAGTTGCACAAATGGTGACATTCAATCGCTTAATGCCAAAGGCTGTTTTGAAAGATGTGGCAAAAATTCTTGGTAAACGAGGAATGAGTTTTGATGACGCCAATGTAATGACACGTCTTATTGGACTTAAGGCAAAGACTATAGAAAAGGCACTAGAGGCATCTGAGAGATTACAGGAGTATGAGAAGAAAAATCCAAAGCTATTTGAGCTTGCGAAGAAGCTCCAGGGCTGTCAGAAGAGTCGTGGCAAACATGCCGCTGGTTTAATTATTTCTGATGAGCCATTTAGTGAAGGAGGAGTTCCTTTAGGTTGGGATACGAAAGAAAAGACACAAATCACCGCATGGGATGGTGAAACTCTTGATAATATGGGATTTTTGAAAGTAGATATTTTGGGATTAAAAACAATGGATGTCTTAGGAGACATGGAAGAGGAAATCAATGGAGCTGCCAATCGTAAAAGTAAAACTAGAGGGCGGAAGACTACCAAAGTATAAGCATGAGGGAGACGCCGGAGCAGATGTTTGCATGGCCGGGCCCGGTTATTATACATTAAAGCCAGGAGAAACAAGAAAGTTTGGCCTGGGTTTTCGCATGGCAATACTACCTGGCTGGGAAGTCCAAGTTCGCTCTAGGAGTGGGTTGGCCAGCAAGGGTATTGTTGTAGCGAATTCTCCAGGAACGATAGATTCCGGTTATCGTGGTCCATGCATGGTGTTATTGCATAATCAAAGCGATAAACCTTATGCTGTAGCCGCTGGAGACAGGATTGCACAGTTTGTTTTAAAGAAGGCTCCACAGGCAATGTATTGTACTGTAGATGACCTTGATGAAACTCTTCGTGGTGATGGAGGGTTCGGAAGCACAGGTGTCTAGTGAATCTTGATTTTAATTGTGGAGAATGTAATCAAAAGTATCCATTAGTTATTGGTTCTGGTTTTCCGCTTGTCTATGTAGCTAAGAAGGTCCATGATTCTATGGATGATTGTTGTAAACATTTGCATCGTAAATGGGCGGCGAGACGACATGATGAATGGTATAATGGTAGAATATTTGAAAATAATCCTAATTTCATTTGGAGGTAAATATGGCGAACTATTCATTTAGAAAAGACTTGGCACTATCCCAAGAAGCAGTAGAATTAGTAATGAATCACCTTATAGATAATGATATTTCGTGTCACGAACTTGAAGGAAAAGAAGAACAAAAATATGGGGACATCAGGTCATATCCTAATGGTCTTGAGGAGCCTGTGGATATAGAGGTAAAGTTTGATATTATGGCTGAGAAAACTGGCAATCTTTGTTTCGAACTTTCTAATGGCAAAAAACTCACTGGGATGTTAGGAACAAAGGCAAGCGAAGTTTACTATGTTGTACCCGAGGGCTCTTTACGTAAAATCTTCAAGTTTCGACTAGACAAACTAAGAGACTATATTCTCGAGCCAGCCAATGTTATTATGAAGAAGGGTGGAGATAGTAGGAAGTTCCATCTTGCTCTGGTTAAGGCCGACAAGATTATCGAGGATGATGTAGCCTTCGATATAGTGGTGGTGGACAATGAAGATTGAAATGAAAAACAGAGATGTCTACAAATTGGTTCGAGTAGATATGGATGACCTTAAACAGGGGGATTTGTTTTGTTTGAATGATAGGGGTGATGGACACGAAAAAATGCAGCACATTTATCGTTGTATGAAAAATCCTGTTGTATGCGTAGAGGTGGAGTTCTTTAATTATGCCTAATTATGTATACAAATGTAAAAAGTGTAAAGCAAAATATAACTTGTCATTACCAATGGGCTATAATCCAACATTACAATATGCATGTCAAGATGATAATTGCAATGGGCTCTGTAGTAGAATAATAGCGCCAGGGGCTACTTTTAGTATTCCAAAAGTTAGGGCAGCGGCCTGGTTTAAGAAAACATATGGCAAAGAGCTAGGAGAATAGTATGTTAACTGTTATTAATGGGCCAATGTTTGCCGGTAAGACTTCTAGGCTAATTTCGTTGGCTTTTGCTAATGTTATTGCTGGTAAAAATGTCGTTGGATTTAAGCCATCAAATGATACGAGACATAGTAAGTCTAATGGTCTTATTATTACGCACGACAAACATCAGTTTCCAGCACATATATTGAATAAGGATGCACCAGATAGATGTTTTGATGTTATTTTCAAAATTACGCCACGCCCAGATGTTATCATCTTTGACGAAGCACAGTTCTTTGATGTAAAGAAATTTGAAACTTTGATAGAAAGAATGATATATGCGTGGGGCTACGAGGTTATTTGCGCTGGTTTGTCACAAGACTCTGAAGGACGTATATTTGGCCCAATGCCATATCTCCTAGCAGTAGCGGATAATATAATAAATCTTAAGGCCGTATGCGCCGAATGTAAGACACTTCATGCTGCCACTAGGACATTTAGAAAAGATGGAAGTACCGAGCAGGTAGCCGTTGGTGGTGCAGAATTGTATGAACCAAGGTGTTTCGGATGTTGGGAGGAAGATAAATGAAAACTAATGAAGCAACAGTTAGGGCTATTGCTAATTATGTAAAAGTTGAGCCAGTAGAAGGTATGACACCGGAGTCTGTTTTAAGAGCTAGAAAAATAATGGCTTTGAAAGTTAAGAAAACAGAATTAGATTTTGCTGATATTCCACTTGATGATGGTCCTACCTGGGACCTAATAGGTACGGGGTATACGAGAGGAGTTTTTCAGCTTGAGGGAACCCTTGGGAAGAGATATGCTAAGGAGATAAAGCCCAGAAATATAGAGGAGCTTAGTGACGTTGTGTCACTTATCAGACCTGGGTGTCTTGAAGCACAATTTAGAGAAAAGCCAGATAAGCCTGGGGAGTTTTCTTCTATCACCAACACCTACATCAAGATTAAGAATGGAGAATGGGAGCCAGAATATATTCATCCAGTACTTGAGGATATTTTTAAGGATACCAATAGTGTTCCTGTTTATCAGGAACAAATCATGCGCATTTGCACAGATTTTGCCGGATTCACATTGAAAGAAGCTGATGTAGCTAGAAAGGCTGTGGGTAAGAAAAAAGAAGATGTGATGGCTATAGTAAAGGAAAAATTCCTTGCCGGTGCTGCAGCCAATGGCCATAATGCTGATATTGCCGATACTATCTTTGGATGGATATCAAAATTTAGTGGCTACGGATTTAATAAGTGCGCGGGTGGTAATACTCTACTTAATAGAGGTATGGTTAATCAGCATTCTGATGGATTATATACCATAGGTCATTTATATAAACTTGTTAATGATAGAAAATATGCAGTAAAACATAAACAGATTTCTTTACGTAAAAAACTTAGACGTGTTGGTTATGGGAATTGTATGGCTGTATGTGCTGATGGACGTATTCGTCCTATGCCAATTAAGACTATCCATTTTAATGGAAAGAAAAGGTTAGTTAGAGTAACTGATAATGGTGGTCGTGGTATTACATGTACTATTGACCATAAATTTATGATTCCAGATGGAACAATGAAGTCTATTGAAGAAATTGGTGTTGGTGGTAAGGTAGTTTGTCATATTGATTGTTATGATGATGAATATATTTATGATTACTCTGTTCATAAAAACAAGAAACGTAAACCTGGACAAGGTATGAGTAATTTTTCTGGTGGAAAAGCTGGTAATTTTATTGATGGAAACTGGTCTGCCTTTAAAAGAATAAAAGACCTTAATCTAAATATTGACTATTGCCAGACTTGTTTTAAGAAGCCAAAAAGATTAGAGTGGCACCATATTGATGGAAATAGGTCTAATAATGTTGAAGATAATCTAATTAAATTATGTGTTTCTTGTCATAAAAAAGAAGATTATAAACTTGGTAGAAACAAGAGATTTGATAAGGGACATAAGACTGGTGTTGCGACAATTATAAGTATTGAGGAATTTACTGAAGAATATGATACTTATGATGTTGAAATGGATACCCCAGAACATAATTGGATTGCCGATGGTTTTGTCGTGTCTAATTCTCACGGCGTATCATATGCAATGATTGGTTACAAGACCGCATATGCAAAGTGTCACTATCCACTACATTTTTTCAAGGCTATGCTAACGAATTCTGACAGTAAACAAGATAGGCTTGACGAGATTCAGGGACTTGTACATGAAGCAAGACTATTCAATATTATTGTGCAACCTCCATGTTTAAAGAAACTTAACCACAACTTTGATATTGTTGATGATAAAACCATTGCATTTGGTCTTGGTCATATAAAGGGTGTTGGTAAGAGTGCGTTGAAGGTGTTGGTTAAAATTGCTGGCGCTACAGGGGACCATGATTTTTTGGCTAAAGCCTTTGGCGATGACACTAAGGTAAACAAAGGAGTAGTTGTTGCACTGATTAAATCTGGTGCGTTAGACTATATAACCTCTCATCGTGTAAAACTGTTATCGTGGTATAAAGTTTTCGGAATATTGACGAAGCGTGAACGCGAATTTATGTTCGCTCATCTAGCTGCAGGGTCTACTTTAAACGAAGCCCTTAATGACCTTTTGGATTCGAAAGTTCCAAACAAGTCAAGAAAACCAAGAATTAATGAGGCAATTCAGGAGATTGCTCGAGAGCTTGGTGGAAATCCAAAGAAAATGTGTATAGCGTGGGAGAAATACTATCTTGGTATTCCGCTATCTGGTAGCTTAGTAGATTTGCATTATAACCCAAGAGTTAATATAAAATTGAAAAATATGGGTAGATTACAGAATAAGACCGATGGATGCATTGGTGTTGTAATTGAAAAAATTCACAAAATCAAGGACAAAAACCATAATGAGATGTGTTTTCTCACTGTATCTGATGATACTTATATGGTTGATTCGATAGTTGTGTTTTCTAGTATCTATAATCGCGTTGGTTGGATTATTGAAGAAGGCAAGCCTGTGTTAATAACCGGAAAGAAGGACCGGGATAGTTTTTTGGTTAGAGGTATTTACCACCTTTAATTTGGACTTTACTTTGAAATTTAACGGCCTATAGTCAAATCACACAGAACCATAGTTGGTTCAACTTGTAAGGAGAAGTGTAATGTTTTACCTTAATGAAATTCGGTTTCTAGGGCGTTCAGTCAAGGACGCAGAATTGAAAAATGTTGGAGAATCTCGTGTAGCTACGTTTAGACTTGTTTCTAATAGGAGAATCAAGAAGCGTGATGGCACCTATGATGAAAAAGCCACCTATATTGACTGTGAGGTTTGGAATCAAAGAGCTGATTATGCATCTTCGTATGTCAAGAAGGGTACTCCGGTTTTGGTCAGAGGCCAACTAGAGACTGATGAGTGGACTTCTAAGGAAGGCCAAAAAAGAAGTAAGCTGAAGATTTATGCCAGTGAAATTCAGGCAGAGCGTCCACGTCAGGATAAACCTGTAGAAGACGCTGACCAGCAGGGTAGTCAGACTCAGTCAGCACCGGCATCAACTCCAGCAGCTACAGAATCTCCTGGCCTACCGTTCTGAGAAACAGCTAGAAGTAGGGGTAGCTTCGGCTGCCCCTCTTCTACTAAATATTATGAACCATGAGGATATTATCAATGTGGCCATTAGACACATTCCTGAAGAATTTAGAGATGATGCCAGGCAAGCTGGTTATATCGGATTACTTAGTGGTCTTAAAAATAAAGATGCAGTAAGAAGTAATTTGAGAGGATATTTGTATAAGTGCATAACTAATGAGATGATTCGTGAAATGGCCAAACTTTATAGACCATTTGCATTAAAATCTAAAATATTCAATTTACTACTTAAATACAAAAAACTAAAAGGGCTCGGTAAGGAAAAACTTCTTGGCTGCGATAAAACCACTATTGCAGAACTTGAGGAGTTGTTAAGAATTAGGCAATGGAGTTACGATAAGCATGACAAAATCTATTAAGAAGAGAATTCTTATATCTGGAGAAGCTAGTTTTCTTTCAACTGGATTTGCTAATTTTAATAGTGAACTTTTAAAAAGATTACATAAAACTGGGAAATATATATTAGCAGAGGTTGGTTCGTCTGCTCCTCCAAACTGTCCTGAAAGCAAACAGTTACCCTGGTCATTTTATGGAATAATGCCAATTAATGAGCATGAAAAAAAGATTTATGATAGTCATCCTCAAAATCCTTTTGGAAAATACAAAATTGACGCAATATTAGCGGATTTCCAACCTGATATTGTTTTTGACCCTAGAGACCCATGGATGATGGAGCATTTGCAGGCTTCAAGATTTCGTAGTAATTACAAGCTGTTTTTAATGCCCACTGTTGATTCCGCCCCACAAAAGAAGCAGTGGATAAAGGGTCTTTTCAAGAAGGCAGATGTGGTAACCACATATAGTCGCTACGGAAAACGAGTTTTAGAAGCCGAAGGTGTAAAAGTTTTTGACATCACATCTCCAGGTGTTGACCTAAATATTTGGCGCCCATTACCTCATATAGAAATTCGTGATAAATTCATCTTAAAAAAGACGCTGCTTATCTTTGGAACAGTGATGAGGAACCAGAAGCGCAAGCTCTATCCTGACCTGTTTGAGGCATATGTGCGTCTTCGTAAGAAGTGGATTACACCACAAAAAATCGCTAAAATTAAAAAGAAAGTAATTGCCGGCCGAAAATTGACGGAAGATGAAAGAAAAGCGATGAGAATTCAGCACAGTGCTCTGTTTTGCCATACAAGTTGGCCAGATATGGGTTGGAATATTCCTCACCTCGTAGAGCGCTTTAATTTGCAAAGACATATACTCTTCACCTATAAGTGTGATTCATGTGGGTATGTTTATGTTCATTGGTTTAGCCCATCTACCGCACAAGGAATTACAACCTGTCGTAAGTGTGGAAAGGCGGCTGCTCATATGCCAGGAACCCACAGTGGAGTATCAGAAAAAGACCTTATTGAGTTGTTTAATCTTATCGATATTTATGTTCATCCAGCTATTTGTGAAGGTTGGGGCCTTCCGATTATGGAGTCAAAGGCTTGTGGTGTTGCAGGATTGTATCAGAATTATTCTGCCATGGAAGACCATGTAGAAAATGGTGGTGGTTTGCCTATTAAGGTTCAAAGACTATATCATGAAGCAGAAACAGAGGCAATCAGGTCTATGCCTGACATTTCTGATATGATGAAAAAGATGGAACTACTTGCTTTTAATGAGAATAAGCGTAATAAACTTGCAAAACAAGCAAGAGCTTGTGCTGAAAGGATGCATTCTTTGGATTTAACCGCCAATAAGATTGAATGTATTTTGGACGAATTGGAAATTTTAAACAGGGATTCAACTTGGGATAAATTACCTAGGTTTGAAACAGTTACGGCAGAAAGACCAGGTAACAATATATCAGACGAGACATTTGTTAGGTGGTGTTATACAAATATTCTTGCACGAGAACCAGAAGATAAAGGCTTTACTGACTGGATGGCGAGTTTAAAGAAGGGAACTTCTAGAGATAATGTTGAGGCGTTTTTTCGTGACCAGGTGGATGGCAGAAATAAATTTGAAGAAGCAAGGTGGAAGAAGAGTTTGGCAATTAGAGGTATAGAAATAGATATTTCACCAGCAGGTATGGCTATTTCGAATATTATGCCAGGGATGTTAATATGATGCCAAAAGTTTTATATGTTGCCCCACTGAATGATTTTAGTGGATATGCAGAAGTTGCTAGAAATTATGTTAGGGCTTTAGATTTGGCAGGAGTGAATCTTGTAACAAGAGACCTCAAGTATGATAGTGGAGAATACAAGAAGAGCGAGCGAGAGAAGGAGTTGGCTACAAGGGATATACAAGATGTAGACATCATTATTCAGCAAACTACGCCAAATGAAACAGAATACAAGGATGGAGTATTCAATATAAATGCATTTTGTTGGGAGACTGATAGGATTCCAAAACAATGGGCCGACATGCTAAATAAGATGGACCTCATTTTGGTTCCTATCGAACAAAATAGAATTGCCGCACAAAAAAGTGGAGTTGTAAAGCCGATAGTTGTTGTTCCATATTCCTTTAATATTGAACGATATAAAAGAAAGATTGATTCACTTGTAATTCCTGGAGCTGATAACAGTTTTAAATTTTTGTCAATTTTGCAGTATTCCAAAAAGAAAGGAATGGACCCTCTTCTTAAGGCATATTTTACGGAGTTTACAAGAGAAGACCCAGTCATCCTTATACTAAAAGTATATATTGGACCTAACGATGGGATTCAGGAGCGTAACCGAATTTTATCTATAATCAATGCAATGAAGGGAATATTACGTTTAAACAATTATCCGCCAATTAAGCTGATTCATGAAGTAATGTCTCATGACCAGATAGAGAAGTTATATGTATCATCGGATTGTTATATTTTGCCATCTAGAGGTGAGGGCTGGGGTGTGCCTCACTTTGACGCGCTAGGCTGGGGACTTCCTACTATTGCAACAAAGGGAACTGGTCCAGAGGCATTTATAACTGATGAGTGTGGTTGGTTAGTTGATTCTCATCTAAGTCCAGTCTGTGACATGCCACATCCACACAATTTTATGTATACAGGAAAAGACAATTGGCGAGAGCCCCACGTTTGTGATTTAAAAACATGTATGAGAAATGCATTCACATTCTGGAGAAAGAAAGACGCTTTTGACTTATGGTCTATCCGCCAAAAGGCAGCAAGGGAAAGAGTTAAAGACTTTAGTAATGAAGTTATCGGTCCGCAATTAAGAGATGTGATTATGAAATACTACACACAATGGAAGAAAGTGAACTAATGTTGTTGCCATCCAATAAATGTGGTATTTATTATTTAAAGTGTAATTCGAATAAAAAATTATATATAGGAAGTTCTATTAAAATTAGAAAACGTTTACTTCGACATATTGGAGAATTGCAAACAAATAGACATTGCAATCCTATTCTACAAAATATATGGAATAAATATGGAGAAAATAGTTTTTGTTGTGGTGTTTTAGAAATAGTTAAAGACAGAAACATTTTGAATTTATGTGAAAAGTTCTGGATTGACAATAATATTGACCGTGTAGTTAATATCATATTAGACCCACGAAATTTACAAGGCAAGAATAATCCATTTTTTGGCAAAATTCATACAGATGAGACTCGTAAGAAAATGTCTAATAATCATTGTAATTTTAATGGAATAAATAATCCGTTTAGTGGCAAAAGTCACAGTCCTAGTTCTTTGGCAAAAATGTCATTATCAAAAGGGAGTTTATCTCGTGATGATATTTTAAGAATCAGAATATTAGCAAAAACTAATACTATATCTAAAACAGCCGATATAGCTGGTATTAGTTATGAATTAGCCAGACTAATTGTAAGAGGAAAGTGTTATCAACATGTTCGTTAATTTAATTGCTCCAATCTCGGCACTCGGTTATGGGGTCGTAGGGTACAATGTGTTAAAACATCTGTATAACGTAGGACATACTGTATCATATTGGCCAATAGGTAAGTCAGAATGGAGTGGAGACCCTCAAGCACAAACTGTAATTAAAGAGACTATAAAAAATGCACAGATGTATAATTCGGCTGCACCGTCAATTCGTATTTGGCACCAGAATCAGCTTGATATGTTTCCTGGAAAGGGTCCGCGCATTGGTTGGCCAATTTTTGAGCTTGATACTTTCAATGAAGTAGAACAACATCAATTGAAAAATCTCGATATAGTTTTTGTCTGTTCTAAGTGGGCAAAGAATATTGTAGAGGCAATAGTAGATGCACCGGTTTATGTAGTTCCTCTAGGAGTTGACCCAACAGTATTTTATAGGGACGAGGAAGTTCGCAAGCATCGTCCGTATTGGACACAAGATTCGACTGTGTTTATTAACGTTGGAAAGTGGGAAAAGCGAAAGGGACACGAAGAGTTGCTAAAGGCTTTCAACGCTGCGTTTGAGCCTAATGACGATGTTGAACTTTGGATGTTAAACGACAATCCATTTTTGCGTGAATCTGGTGGGAATGAAGAATGGAAGAGGAAGTATATTTCATCGAAGATGGGAGGAAAGATTAAGATTCTTTCGAGAATGAATACCCAGGCTGAATTAAGGGCGCTCTTTAATCAGGTCGATTGTTTAGTTGTACCATCAAAAGCAGAAGGTTGGAATTTAGAAATACTTGAATGTATGGCTTGCGGAGTTGATGTTATAGCAACAAATTATTCTGGACATACTGAATATCTTAATAATCAAAATGCATACTTAATTGAACCAAATGGTTTAGAAAAAGCAAATGATGGAATATGGTTTCATGGTAATGGTAATTGGTGTACATTTGATATTGATGAGTTAATAGAATTGATGAGATACTATTATAATAATAAACAGAACAATGCTTTAAAATCTAAAGAACTTCAAAAAACAGTTGATTTATATTCATGGGAAAATACAATTAAAAAAATTGAGATGGCAATTTGATAAATTGTGGTATTTATATAATTAGAAATATAATAGATAATAAAGTTTATATAGGTAGTTCTAATAGAATAAAGTCTAGAATTAGTTATCATAAGTATTGTCTTAAAATAAATAAGCATTGTAATCAACATTTACAAAATGCATGGAATAAGTATAGAGAAATTAGTTTTATATTTGGTACAATTGAGCGATGTAATAAGTGTAATTTGTTAATTCGTGAAGAATTCTATATAGAGAAGTTTGAGTCTTGGAAAAGAAGTTGTGGATATAATCTTCAAAGATGTCCATCAAGACCAGTAATGTCAGAGGAAACTAAAAGAAAAATATCTGAATATTGGAAGAATCATATACATCCATGTATAGGCAAAAAGCGCAGTTTAGAAATAAGAAAAAAAATTTCTGATGGATTACCAGATATGGGTGGTAAAAATAATAGTATGTATGGCAGAAGGCAAACTAAAGAATCTATTAGAAAAAATTGTTTATCAAATAGTGAATTTTCCAAGAGCGATATATTAGAAATTAGAGAATTGAGTAAAATAATGACTGCAAAAGAAATATCTATATTAAAGAATATGAAATATAAAAGGATATGGAGGATATTATCAAATAGAACCCATAAGGATATATTATGAAACTATTAAGTCAAACTATTTATAGGACAGATTGTTTAAATAAAGGCTCCGAGATTAATTGCGAAATTACTAAACTTAAAGGTGTAGGCTTAGTAGAAATAGCCGCAACAATATATGTTCCAACTATAAACCTTAAAGGTGGCGCCAAGCTACATCGTTCACATTATTCAAACATAAAGCAGTCTTATGCAATATTTCAATATATTGGAAATCCCAAAGAATTGGAAAAATCCATAATTAGAGAAACTTGTTATGGAGATTTTATATCTATAGGAAGTACAGATGGCGGCGTAATAGAAAACTGTATAGAAAAATTGATTAATGGAGCCTGGGTAGTTCTATCTGGTAAAAAATACATTATCGATGATATAGTTAATATTGTAAAGTCAACCAAGTGTATTTGTGACTATTATGACGTAATTAATAGTGGCTGTAAATGTGGGGGTTCTTAAATGAATCAAGTTAAACAAATGACACAAATTTTCAGCATGGTCAATACACCTAAGTATAAGCCGATACTAGTTAAATGTCTTGCTGTTCATAATGAAGAAGAATGGATAGAGGCAAACTTAAGGAATAACTATGACGAATACGACAAGATACGTATCGTGGAGGGTGCTGTGGAAGGAAGGCCTGGTAGCACGCCTGAGGGTCATTCCACGGATGACACCCTTTCTATCATCAGAGGATTCCCAGACCCAGACGGCAAGCTCGAGTTATACATTGGAGAGCGACACTTCAAAAGTTTAGAGGAACAAAAACAGACATTTCTAGACCATGCTAAAGAAGGTGAATGGCTATTTATCGTTGATTGTGATGAGTTCTATCATGAAGGGGAAATTACTAGAGTTCGCAAAGCTATAGAAACTCAGCTTGGAGCGTCAGAGATTATTCCTACATTCCTTCATTTTTATAGAGACATTAGACACGTAAAGGCTCCTCATCCAGAGTGGCAGCCACAACATCAGCGAATTATTCGCTATCAGTCCGGAATGCGTTATCATACACATCCAGTTGCTACAGCACCAGATGGGAAATGCACATACTTTGATACAAGTTATCAACCAAAACGATTTACTATGCCCGATTTATTTATATATCACTATGGACATGCTAAAGGTAAGGAATTCCATAAGATGAAACAAGAGTTCTATACAAAAGAGCTTGAGAAGTTCCGTCTTGAAGATGGAACAAGTGCATCTGACAAATTTGATGAGAAGTTTGTTGAATTTATGGAGCATACCGAAGACCGAAATACAATTCTATCGTATCTTGGATTACACCCTTGTCCAGTTGAAAAACTTCCAATCTATGATGAAAACGAAGAAACATACGAAGGAGTGGAGTTTACAGATTGGAAAGCTAACTTTGTATATGCAGAACATGCGCTTCCTACAATAGCATTATTTATGATGGGTCCATGGCAAAAAATAAAACCATTCTTAAACGTAATTGAGGCGTGATATGAAAATAATAGAGCTAGACAAAGAATATCCTCTTGTAAGTATTGTAGTTCCGGTGTATAACGGAGAAAAGTTTCTCAGTCAAGCGTTAAATAGTCTAATAACTCAGATATTTAAGGGTATTGAGATTATTGTTGTAGATGATGGTAGCACTGATAATACAAAAAAGGTAGTTGACCATTTCTCGTTTTTTCGCAACCTACGTTATTTTAAAAAGGAAAATGCCGGAACTGGTAGTGCATTGAATTATGGTCATGAACGTGCTCGTGGAAAATATGTCACTTGGTGTTCAGATGATAATATCTACTTCCCACACTTTATCGCAACTCTAGTAGATGCAATACAAACGTTGGAAAATAAAACAGAAGAATCTATTGAGCTTGTTTATGGTGATTTTTGTTTTATGCGCGAGGATGGTATGAAACTGAGAGACGTTATACATAAGCAGCCACAGACAGGTAAAGACCTTATAGAGGGGTATGATGTAGGAATGGCGTTCCTGTATACAAAAGCGCTGTGGGATAATACTGGTTTATATTGGGATAGGATTTGCGAAGACTTTAATTGGGTTGTTAGAGCTGCACAATATACGAAATTTGCAGTTGTTAATGGACCGATTCTAGCAGCATTTAGAGTTCATGGAGGGCAGCTTACCGGAAGTAGAGTAGAGGAAGAAAAGGCTGCAGCGAATGACTGTAAGATTTTGGCGCGAAAATTATTTGGAGACAAATGAAAATTAATATAGTTACTGTAAAATCAGGTTGGATATTACAGAAGATAGCTGAACGTATAGCTAAAGCTGGAAATAAACAAGACCTTTATACCAGAAGTCCCGATGGAACTATTAAGAGTAAGATTACATGGACATTGTCACATACTCCTAGAATGGACTGTGTAGCAAATTATTATGTTGATATACAAAACTGTTATCATTATTCCACTAGCACTTTAGATATTGGTTACTTTACTCATCTTCACGAAAATTCCACAAAACATATTCGGCCACATTGGCTAATGATAGACTTTATTGTTCATATGTCCTCTAGATATTTAGAAGCATTTAAACCTTTCTATCCTGCTGACAAAATGGACCTTATATATCCTGGTGAGATTCCAGAGGGTTTTTATTTAAAGAAACCAACTATTGGAATTTTTCAGCGTGGTAAATACGAAGGCAAAGGCTTTCATTTTATGCTTAAGATGATAGAGCGATATTCATCTATTATGGAGCAGTTTAAATGGCGATTTGTTGGTAATGATTGGTATCCTGTTGTTCATGAATTGCGAAATCTCAATATAGAAGCAATAGATATTGAAGATAAGAGCTTGTCGTATCCAAGTGGCTATGCAGACGAGTATGATAAAATTGATTATTTGTTAATTCCTTCCTTGTGGGAAGGCGGTCCAATGAGCGTAATAGAAGCAAACGCCAAAGGTATTCCTATTATTGCCGCAGATGTAGGTTGGTGTGGTAAAGACCTTATGGTCGACTATATATTTCCGCCAAATGATACGCATAGATTAGCAGAAATACTTCTTAAGGATATTCTCGCCCCTATAATGGCAAGGAACGCCCGCGTAGGCTTTCTCTCCTATGAGTTCTACAGTCGTAAATTACTTAAGATTATTGGTAAATTAAGTGGAGAAGAAATAAGATGAAAATTACGGCGATGTTGCAAATGTTTGACGAGATGAAATTTGGCAATCTAAAGCGTTATATGGAATCTGTGTCAAAGTATTGTGACGCTCTAGTAGTTTACGATGATGCATCTACAGATGGTAGTGTTGATTATTTACGTGAATGGGATAATAATATAGAAATTCATTTAATTCGTAGCAGAAGCAATGATTATGCTGCTGAAGTTGCTCATAAAGCCATGTTAGTAAATAGAGCTATTGAGATTGGCTCTGATTGGATTTTTCGTATTGATGCTGATGAAGTAATTGAAAAGCGAGGGGAAGATGGGCGGATAAGAGAGCTGTGTATTGAGGGAGATAAGACTGGTGTAGATTCGTGGGCATTCAAAAATGCGAATTTTTGGCGTTCTCCTGCATTTTGTAGAGTTGACAATTTGTTTGATAAGTTCATATCTTGCAGACTGTGGAAGAATAACGGGAATTTGAAGTATAATAAAATAAAACATGGATTACATCAACGGGCAGTTCCAGACGGTCTTGTAAATGAGTCGTGGGCAGACATTATTACGTTACATTATGGATTTGCAAGTGACGAGGCCATATTACATAAGTACTACATGTATCGCAACCATGGACAGACTGGTTGGGAACTTGATAGACTGGTAGATGAGAGAACACTTAGAGTTGCTATGTCTGACCCAGGATGGTTTAATTCTCCTCCAATAGAAGTTGAGCCTATGACGTTTTTTAGTGGCAGAAAACCACTTAGAGCATTGGTGCAATGAAAAGAGTTTATGTATCATCTATAATAAGAAATCACGACTATGGTTTTGGTAGATTATATGTTATTGACTATGATACAATGAAAATCGTATATAAAAAACACATAGATAATAATCAATATAGAATAAGAGGGATGGCTTTTCATAATGGCGAACTATTTATGGTCAATGCCATTAATGGACTTATGATATTTGACAGAAGTAATTTAAGGTTTGGGCCAATTACTAGATATAAACAAATAGAGCATGCTCATTTATTGTATAGTTACATGGGTCAATTATGGATAACTAGCACTGGTAATGATAGAATTGTTAAAATAAGAGACTTCAAATTAGATGATGTAGTTTATGTTGGTAATCATAAATATATGAATAAAGACACGCGGCATTTGAATTCTATAACATGGAATAATGGAAATGAGTATCATGTATACAATAAAACAAGGAGTGTATTCAATTATACTACTAAAGAAGTTGTTGTAAAGGGTTTGTGGGGATTGCACGACATTGCATTTGTAAATGATAATATGTTCATTGTCAATGCTTCCAGGGAAAATCGCTCTTGTCTTTGTGATATTAATCAAGGTAAGGTAATAAAAGATATACTTGTTACGGAAACTGTTAAAAACAGTCCACCGGAGGCCCAATTGGGTTTTGTTAGAGGATTAGCAATTAGTAAAAGATATAAGAAAATATTTATTGGAAGTGCGCCGGCCAATATTCACATTTTTGATATTGATACTCTAAATAAAGTCAATTGTTTTGAAATAAGCAATGATAACGAGTATGAAAGCATATATGACATATGTTTAGATGAGGATGATTGGAAATGAACATTAAACTAACAGTTAGTAAGGCTTAGGAATATGAGAAAAAAAGTTTTAATGTCCGTATTATTTACCGTTTTGATAGGATGGTTAATTGCCGCATTGATAATATTTCGTCCCGCACAGCCCCCAGATGTTGGTATAAGTGATACAGTTTGGAATTCGTATCATTCAACATGTCGTATAACCATGAATCATTCAAGTGGAAAATTCACGGGAACAGGAGTGACACTGCATACTGGATATATCCTTACGGCAGCCCATATTATTGACGTAAACAATAATAAGAAGTTAGACTTGGACGAACATAATCTCGATGTGGAATTTTTTGGCGCAGTGGCAGACATTCAGTCCGCAACCGTAGTGTTTTGTGGGGACTATGAGGGTTATGATATTGCAGTCTTGCAGGTGCAAAAGCCACCAAAAACAAATATTCATCTAGTAGATATTGACTTTGGAGAGAGAGTTTTTACCATTGGATGCACAAAGGGTGCAGACCCCAACATCTCAGAAGGAGTTGCTTCTTCTAATCATGATGGACTTGCTAGAGCTGGCATGGCGGTGTGGAGGGGAAATAGTGGTGGTGGGATATGGACCCAAGGAGAAGGTCTTGCTGGTATTGTGACTCGACTTGGCTTAGGAAGCATGAGGTCAAATATTAGACTTATGATTCCAACGAATGGTGGAATGATGATGATTCGCGTAAGACATAATACTAGATTTCCACTAGCAAATTGGTGTGAGTATATTCCGGCTGTAGATATTAGAGATGTGTTGGATGATAAGGGACTAGGGTTTGTTTATGATATACATGATGAGCCAATTCATATCAATCCATATTATTTTCTTATGTTTTTTGAGATATTTGGAGTATTGATTTGTGGATGGTACTTTAAGAAACACCTCATGGGTTAGACAGTGTGCTAATTGTAAAGAAACAATGCCACTGAGGGAGCTGGTTTGCTATTGTGGTGGACCCGTATGTACAAAGTTGTCAAATAAGGATTATAAAACAATAAATGATTATTATCGTAGAAGAACACTATATTTTCTGCGAAATACAGGGGTGAAAGATGGAAACTAGTTTTACATCAGCAAGTGCATTTCCGGCAAAATTACTTATACAAAAGGTAATTGATTCTAGAGGCAAAATTATGCCTGTACATTTACAGATGAGTCTAACAAACAAGTGTACCTTAAATTGTTCATTTTGTTCTTGTAGCGCAAGAGATAAGAAACTTGAGCTTAGTCTTGATAATATCAAAAGAATAATTGGCAGGGCTAGGTTTGTTGGAACAAAGGCTGTCACTATTACTGGTGGTGGCGAACCACTATGCCATCCGCAGATTAAGGAAATACTGAGGTATATAAATAGATTAGGAATTAAAATTGGACTTGTTACAAATGGGACTGTATTACATTTGTTAGATGCCGAAGATTGGTCTAGGATATCCTGGTGTAGAATTTCAAGTGCTGATTTTCGCAAATGGACAGAAAAGTACGAACAAAAACTTTCAAATGCTATTAAATTAGGTCCCGCAGTAGATTGGGCATTCAGTCATGTTTTAGGGGCAAGTCCTAATATATCCATTATTACATCAATAATTAAATTTGCTAATGAAAACAATTTTACGCACATAAGGATAGTTTCTGACCTTTTGGACCTTGATAATGTCCCGTCTATGAGTAGTATTAAAGGAGCCTTGTCTGCCGTAATTGATGATAGTAAAGTTATTTATCAGGAACGCAAGGACTCAGTTTGTGGTGTTAAAAAATGTCTCATTAGTTTATTAAAGCCAGTCGTAGGAACAAATGGACGACTTTATCCATGTTGCGGTACCCAATACGCCCAAGCAACTCCTAGTAGAGATTTTGGTAAAGATGATATGAGTATGGGTGAGGCTCAAGATTTAACTGATATTTTCCATAAACAAATCCCATTTGATGGTTCAAAATGTAAAACATGTTATTACTCAAATTATAATTCGGCCTTAGATATACTAACATCTGATGTCCAACATAAAGAATGGGTGTAAGTATACCATGTTAACTATGGACTATTATACAATCATTGGTAGAGACCCAAAATTATTCCAGGGTCACGTAGATAATGTATTACGAAATGCTGGAGCACCGCGAGATTTATGGACGTTTAATGTAATCGTGTATCATAATGACCGCATACCACAGGCAACAACTGATGAAATTGTTGCAATTTGTGAAGAGCATGACATCAATTATCACCTACATTACGAAGACCCTACAAAAAGTTTTATTCAGAGACTTTATGATTGTTGGAATTTAGGCTATACGCTTGGTAAACATCCTCTTGTTTTTAGAGGTGGAAGTGACCAAACTTGGTATCCTGGCTCATTTGATGTAATACTGGATTGCTATAATGGATTGCCGGGAGACGCAATCTTGCAAGCACAAACGATTGAGTCGATGTTTAGTCATCCTGGGTCAAGACACTTTTGTCGTGATTTTGGACTAACATACGAGACCTATAAGGAAGATGAATTTATTGAGTTTTGCAAAGAAATAATTAAACCTGGTCCATATACGATTCTAGAAGCATTAGAACACTGGAAGAAACCTACTAGAATGATTAATGGGCCACCAAGAACCGATGGATGTAGCTGGTTACAGCCTAGAAAATTCTGGGAGAAATATGGACCTATGCCAACAATTATAGGTGGTGTAACTGGTGACGTTATTGTTCATGATAGATATCAAGCTGCAGGAATTCCAAATTATCTCGTGGGAGATTGTATCACATACCATTTTGTGATGGGGGAAAGACGAAGTAACGGTTTATTGTGATTGGTGTCTATATGATTAGATGTTTACCAACAAACAAAGTGTATATTGGTTCTTCTAAAAATATTGAATATAGACTTAATTTTCATAAGCGCAGATTAAAAAATGGTAAGCATAGAAATCCTTATCTACAAAACGCTTGGTCAAAGTACAACGAAAAACAGTTTAAGTTTGATATTTTAGAAGAGTGTTATTTGGATGTTATTCTAGACAGAGAGAAACATTATATAGAAGAATATGATGCTTGTAATCGGAAGTGTGGATTTAACATTGTGCGTGACCCCAATAGACCTACTCATACACAAGAAATTAAGGATAAAATATCAGCAACATTAAATGGTAGAATTATAGGTAAAGAGTGGAGAAATAAGATGTCTTTATCTAGGATTGGTAGTAAAAATCCTAATCATAAGAGCAATCTTAGTGATGAAAGAAAGCTATGGATGTCGAAAAGGATTTCCGGAGAAAAGAACTATAATGCAATTTTAATGGAATCTCAAGTTAGAGTTATTAAATACGCCTTATCTCTTAAGAGAATTAAGCCAACTATTAAACAACTTGCTACACTTTTTGGTGTTAGTTATAATACGATATGGCATATTCGTAAAGGAGATAGGTGGGGTTTTGTTAGAATTAAAGGAGCGGGAGGATAGAAATGTGTGATAGGTTTTATACGGCAGAAAATGTATTAGATTTAGTTCAACGGGTTTTTAACGTTGTAGTTGTAGGTCACAAAGATAAGACGGAATGGATTTCTAATGTAGCTTTTCCTGTAAAAAATGGAATGTTTACCATGGCAAATAGTGGTAAAGGCAAAGACCATTATGATGGATTATATATGTTGTTATATCAAATAGCCAAATTCAAAGATGAAGGTAAGATGCCTGAGAGAGTTATGCTGATGCGTGAAGGAGAAAGTCATCCAATGGATGTTGCAATAGAACTTTTAGAGGAAAAGCGTAGAATAAAAGAATCAGGAATTAATGATTAAGTATATCCAGATATTTGGATTACAATGCAGTGGAACGAATGTATTACAAAACTTGTGTAATATTAATTTTGATGTATCACTAGGTAATAGATATGGTGGGAAACATGGTAAGAATTTACGTTTTGCAAGAGATAAGGATTTCAGTGATACGTTGTTCTTGTATATACAAAAAAATATTTGGGCCTGGGTATGTTCTATGAAAGATACTACGCATGGAGTAATGAAACTGGGTCTTCCAATTAGTCGGGCCATGAAAGAGCCTTGGGCGGATGGTGATTTTAAATTTGATAACATAATAGAAATGCGCAATTATGTATTAGGCATGTTTAGAAATTTTGAAAACATAGTACCAAATTGGGTAAATATTAATCATGATATGATGGTATTTAATCCGCAAGTGGTTTTACAGAATATTACTAATAGATATGATATATTATCGTATGATGCTCCAATTAATGTAGAAATAGCAAAGCGTTATAAGGGCGATATGAAATGTGGCCCATTTAATAGAAAGCAATATTATAGAACTAAAGCATATATGGACAGATTATCAAAGTCAGATATTGAATTTATTCGTGATAATTATGATATGTCTTTTGAAAAGTGCAATTGGCTAAAGATGTTTGATGACTATAGTCCATATGATGAAAATGGAGAGTTTAATGACAGTGGAACATAAAGGTGCGGTTATTTTATTTACGGGATTTAGCGGTAGTGGAAAAAGCACAATTGCAACTGCTGTTAAAAACCGTATAAGTAATTGTGTTATTTTGGATGGTGATGTTGGCCGCAAGACTTATTCAAAAGATTTGGGCTTTTCAATTAAAGATAGAATACTTAATAATGAGCGAGCCGCCGCCATAGCTTCATACCTAGAAGCAGAAGGATATATAGTATTAGTTAGTTATATCTCTCCTGCGGAGAGAATAAGAAGTATATATCGTAAGCTGTGTAATAACTATATTGAGATTTATGTAAAATGTCCAATTGAAATTTGTGAACGTCGTGACCCTAAAGGGTTATATAAGCAAGTTCGTGATGGAAAAATAAAATCATTTACTGGTATTCATAGTGATGCACCATATGAAGAACCGCAATCTCCAGATATTACTGTAAATACCGAGATTAAATCGATTACTGGCTGTGTTAATTTAATTATTAAAGTATTGAAAGAAATGTTATGAAATATTCAGAAGAATTCCATAAGCCCGATTATACTAAAGGTCCATATCCAAAACATCATAGTGTAGGTGGAGAATCCATCATAGATAAACCACATGCACAACCTCGAATGACTGGAGATGTATTAAAGACCGATAGAGATAAACTTGCTATTGGGTTAAGTTATAATAAAAATGGAAGTAAAAGTGGTGATTTTGGTCCATATATTCAAAGATGTGGAGAAGGACTTCCTAATTCGTTTAATTTAGATTTTTTAAATAATATGAAATTTTGTGCCGGAAATATTCATCCACATACTGGATTGATACTTTTTTCGCTTGCACTAAATTTGCGACCTAAAGTAATTATAGAAACTGGTACATATTATGGATATTCGACATTATTTTTAGCAAAAGTATGTGAGATTTGGAAAGAAGGTATGGTATATACAATAGATACTAAGCCTAAACAAATTGATAATATAGTTAGGTCTCATCCGTATATTGAATGTGTCAATGGCAATAGTACGAAAGTGTTACCAGAATTATTAAAAAAGGTAAATGAAGTGCAGTTTGCATTTTTAGATTCGTGGAAACGTATTGCTTTTTCTGAATTTAAACTTGTAGACCCATATTTGGCCGAAGGTGGTATAGTTGTTTTTCATGATACTCAATTTCTAAATACAGGAAAGACCTTATATCATAAAATATTGAAAGAATACAAGGGTAGATATGATGTAATGCTATTTACTGGTTTTCCACATAAAGATAATGGACATAAATTCCTTGGTAATGCAGATGACCGTGGTTTGCTTGTTTTAAGAAAATGCTTTACAAAAGACCCGTTTATAAATGCCGCAGACTACAATACTAAGGCATTTGGTGCAAGACTAATATAATGGATAATACATCTGCTGTAGATATGAAAAAGTTTATTGTCGTGTGTGGGCCGGGGAGAAGTGGGACATCGCTTGCCTGTGAGCTTGTAAAGACATGTGGGTACAGCTTTGGTATCTGTAATCCTCTACAAAAGTTTGGATTACGTAGCGGCTATAATGAAAATCCGCTTACCAATTGTCAAGGCAAAGCCATCGACCCAGCAATAAATAAGTTGGAGAAGCAAGGTGCGAATGCTGTTAAATTAATTCATCTATATGCTCAATGGATTCCAATATTAATTAAGCGTGGCTATGATGTTCATATTATCATCACTAGTAGAGACCCAGACGAGGCCATTACCAGTGGTAATAAACTATATACAGGATGGAAACCAGAAGCAATTCCTGCTATTTGTGGAACATTTAAGCGAATACAGAACGAAACACAGAGATACCTCAAGTCTTCAAGATATAATGCTTATTCTCTTCCATTTCAAAAGGTAATTGAAAAAGACCATGAGACACTTTCGGGTTTAGTAGATTTTTTATGTGCTGATAGATGTAATATACTTTCACACTTAAGACAAATAATAAATCCTGACATTGTTCAAAATGCCGTTAATAATCCATTAAG